CCCCGGCCGTAAAGATGGTCTCGAAAAGCATTCCATCTGGTGATGCGTGATGGCCGAAACAACCGTCCAGCCCAACAACGCGAAGGTCAGTTTCTCCGGCGCAACGAGGCGAGAAATGCCGCCCTATCCAAAGCCCGTGAGCAAAGCGCAGAACGCCGCCATGCAGGCCGCTGCGCAAGGCAAATCCACCATCGGGATTCCCGAAAAGGTGGGCAAGGAATTCGCCAAGGGCGCGAGCAAGACGAACGTCAAGCAGCTGCCGCAGCACATCAAGACGCAAGCGGCGCAACTGCGCAAACGCGGCGCGATCTCGGACAAGGCCTACGCCAAGATGATGAAGGCGTGAGTCGGCGACCTGTACGGCAAAAGGAGAAAAGCCATGTACACCCGTGACGACGTGACCAAGCTTGCTGCCGAGATCGACAAACTCGAACTCAATCCGCCGATCGAGAAGACTGGTAAGTCCGACGAATTCGGCCTCGGCCTCGATATCTTCGATCCGGTCTCCGGCCAGATCATCACGGCGGCGCGGCCGCACCGTTCGGACATTGGCCAGCCGGAAATCCTGTTGACGGCCGCACAAGTCGGCGTCGCGGTCGCACAGGCACGATCGCGCCGCGTTCATGAGGACCGGGCCAAGGGCATCGTGAACGAGGAAGACGCCGAAGCGGCGGCTGAGCGGCAGAAAGCCGCGCTGGCAACGAAGGAAGCCGACGCGAAAGAGGCCGAAGCCGCGCGTGTGGCGGCGGCGAAGGGCCCAAATCCAGCGGGTGCGCCGAAGACCAGGGGTTGAGTTCATGGCAAACCCGAAAAGCGTCGGCATGGCCTATCCCGCGCCGATGAGCGCGGCCGACAAGGCACAACAGCGCCGCTATGAGGTCGAGGACGCGCTGCGCACCATGCAGCGCGCGACCGAGATTGTCGGCGACAAGAAACTGATGGCCGAGGTCCGCAAGATGGCGATAGAAAAAGGGCGCGAGATGAGCGAGATTTCCGCCAAAGCAGGCATGCTCGCCAAGATGGGGCGTATCTCGCCGTCCGCGATGGCGAAGATGAATGGCCGGATGGTCAAGGATACCGATCGAGACGCGGCCTGATGGCGTTCACGGACTCGGCATATGGTGCGAGCGGGCGCAGCCAGGCCTTGGCCGCTCAACCGCGCGCGGGAGTGGTCAGCCGGCCGGCCAAATCGGGCGCGATGCCAAACGATGACGATGAGGACTATCTTTCCGTCACTGAGCTGCGCAAGCAAGTCCAGGACTACCTCTACCAGAAACAAGACGAGATCGAAGAACAGCGCGAAGCGCGGCGCTACTACCACGGGGCACAACTGACCGCCGAACAATTGGCGGTACTGCGCGATCGCCATCAGCCGCCGCAAGTTTGGAACCGGCTCGCCCGCACCATCAATCGCACGGTAGGGCTGGTCGAGCGTCTGCGCTCCGATCCGAAGGCACTACCGAACAAGCCCAAGAGCGAAGCCGGCGCCGAGATTGCGACGATTTCGATTCGCAGCGTGCTTGACGCAAATCAGTGGAAGACGACGGACTTCAACGCGCTCCTGCAAGGCGCGATCGACGGCAAAACCGGCGTGCAGATGGTGCTGACCAAAGGCGACAAGGGCGACCCGGCCATCAAGCTCGTGTTGGTCAATGCGGATGAATATTTCTACACGCCTAGTTCCTACCTGATGGACTTCACCGACGTTCGCGGTGAGGGAATTTCCAAATGGATGGACATCGAAGACGTTGTGGACATGTTTCCCGAAAAGGAAGAGGAACTGCGCGACCTGATGGGCGGCGGCGGGAGCGACCTTTCCTCGAATCCCGATCGAGAACTTAAATGGATCAACACGCGCACCAAGCGGCTGCGGCTGATCGAACACTGGTACAAGCACAAGAGCCGCTGGTTCTGGTGCTTCTATGTCGGCACCGAGCTGATCGACCAAGGTCCGTCGCCGTTCTTCGACGAAAGTGGAAAATCGGTCTCATCGTTCTACATGTTCTCCGCCGCCGTCGATCATGACGGCGACCGCTATGGATTTCCGCGCAACCTGCGCCATCAGCAGGACGCGCTCAATGGCGGCAAGTCCAAGACCTTGCATCTCGCCAACACCAACAAAATTCGCGCCGAGAAAGGCGCGGTTGACGACGTGGAAATCGCGCGGCGTGAGGAAGCGCGCTCGGATGGCTATATCGAGGTCAATCCCGGCAAGGGTTACAACGTCAACCCTGACCAAAAGCAGGACTTGGCGACGTTCATGGCATTCACCGAGGACGCCAAGAAAGAACTCGACGAATACGCCAATCTGAACATGACCGCGCTGACTGGCGCGTCGTTGGCAAACATTTCCGGCCGCGCGATCGAGCTTTTGCGCCAGCCCGGCATGGCGGAATTGGCGCCGTTCATTCTGGCGCGGCGCGCCTGGCTGCTGCGCATCTACCGGGGGATTTGGAACGCGGTGCAACGGCACTGGACGGCCGAGCGCTGGATTCGCGTGACGGGCGATGATGACTTGGCGCAGTTCATTCAATTGAATGGCCTCACGTTCGACGAGTGGGGCCGGCCGACACTGGTCAACCATCTAGGCTCCCTCGACGTGGATATCATCCTGGAGGAAGGCCCCGATGTGGCGAGCCTGATGGCGGACACGTACGACGCCTTGAAGGGCTATCCGCCCGGCACGTTCCCGCCGCAAGTGCTGATCGAGCTGTCCACGCTGCCGCGTTCCGACAAGAAACGCATCATGGCGATGCTCACGCCGCAGCCACAGCCGCCCGATCCGATGCAGGAATTGGCGAAGCGGCTCTCGCTTGAACAGTTGGCGGCGCAGAACGCCGATCTGCAGGCGGACGCGACCAAGAAACAGGCCGAGGCGGTGCGTACGCATGCGCAGGTGGAACAAGTCGCGGCGGACGCCGCCAAGAAGCGATCCGATGTCATCGTGAACGCCGCGCGCGCCGGGCACATCGCGACCGAAGCGCATCTTAAGCCTGGCGAGTTTGCGGTGGCTGCGACCAAAGACGCACGTGAGGCCTCGCAGCCGCGACCTTCACCATAACTGTGGATGACAAGATCGCGCGGGACAAACGCAAGCGAATCATTATAGGGAATCATCTTGAGTTATTCGTCCGCGCCACGAGACGGCGCACGGGGGTTACGGTCAACCGCACGCACATGACCGCCGCAGGCGATCCGCGATATGGCGCAAGCGCTATCTCCGACCGGGCGCATCAAAGGCGGTCGCCGTGCTCACGACGATAAGCTGAGACAGTGAAAGGTTGCCATCATGGCCAAGCCATCAGAGGATCAATTGCTCCAAAACGCCATCGCGGACACCGAGAAAGAGTTGTTCTCGGACGCGATGAACCGCGACCAGGACTTGGAAGAGAACGATCGTTCCTTGGAGGAATCCGCGGACGAACTCGACCAGGTCGAGGAAGTGGACAGTGACGAGCAAGCCGAAGACGGCAAGGTTGCGGCTGAGGACGCGGAAGGCGACGGCAAAGAGAAAGTCGTTGCCAAAGACGGCAAGGTCGAAGACGGCAAGACTGAGTCCGATGAGGGCGAAGCCGAAGTCGTCGAGGCCGATAGCCGTGGCCGTGTTCCCTCGGGCAAGTTGCGGGAAGCCAATGAGCGCGCACGCAAGGCGGAAGCCGAGCTGGCGACGTTCAAGGCCGAACTCAAGGCCAAGGGCGAGACCGATCAGGCCGGCATCAAGGCCTTGTCGGACAAGCTCGACAGTGCGTTGCGCCGGATCGACGATCTGACGCGCGCGCCGAAAGCCGACACCAAGCCCGCCGCCGATGCCAAAGCCGAGACCATCCCCGATCCTCTGGAAGACCCGAAAGGTTATGCCGAATATCTCCGCAAGGAACGGCTGACCGATTCGGCGCAGTTGCGGGCAGAACTCGCGACCGAGCGTTTCAATTCCAGCCTGGAAGTCGCGCGCGAGCGTGACGCCAAGACTTTCGATACCGCATGGGCGGCACTGAATTCGTTGGACCGCAACAATCCATCGGACCAGGCTACCGTGCAGTCGATCGTCGCGGCAAGAAATCCAGGTGCGGCATTGCTGCGCTGGCACCGCAACCAGGAAACCTTGCGTGAAGTCGGCGACGATCCAGCGAAGTTCAAGGAACGGATCGCGGCAGAGACACGCGAAGCCTTGTTGAAAGACCCGGAATTCCGCAAGCAGCTCTTGGCTGGGACGCGCTCGGAAGCGGAAGCCGGCGACGATGGCAATCCACGCACAGTCACCCGCCTGCCGCGTTCGGCCGCACTGGCCAACGGCGGCAACGGCTCGCGTCGCGGCGAAAGCGATGACGAGACCGGAGACGATTCGGACCCGGCACTCTTCCAGGGTGCCTTCGCTCACCGCGCGCGTGCCTGATCGGGGCTGACCGCACTAATCGTGCGGTTATCTCGGTCGTGTCGCGTCAGGGTGAGCCTTGAAAGGACACGACCATGGCCCTCACGACGGCCCAGGCCAACAACAAACTCATCAAGTTCCGTCGCAAGACGATCAATGAGTACATCCGTGAAAACCTGTTCTCGCCCTACATGGGATCGAGCGAGAGCGACATCATCTATGTCTACAACGATCTCAAGGACGGCGGCGAACAGATCAACTTCCCGCTGATTGCGCGTCTCACCGCTGCTGGCAAGGGCGTCGGCACGCTGGTTGGCAACGAAGAGGAAATCGACAATTACGGTTTCCGCTGTTGGATCGACTGGAAGCGGCACGCGGTCGCGATCAAGAAATCCGAACAGCACAAGTCCTCGGTTGATCTTTGGGCGCAGCAGCAGCCGCGGCTCTCGGATTGGGGCAAGGAGATGCAGCGCGACAACATTTGCGATGCCTTCTTCGCCTTGCCCTCGGAAGCCCAGCCGGTTGGCCTCGGGACCGACGACGGCCAGGTGGTGAACGGCATCCTGTTCGACGCCGCGACCGCCGCGCAACGCAACACCTGGATCACCGACAACGCCGATCGCATCCTGGTTGGGGATTCGAACAGCTCCAACCTCGTGGCCGGCAACTTCGCGTCGTCCATGGCCAACATCGCCACGACCGAAGTCCTGACCTACGCCAACGTCGTGCGCATGAAGCGCTCGGCCAAGCGCGCCAACCCGCGCATCAAACCGTTCAAGGTCAAGGAAAACGGCTCGGAGTGGTTTGTGCTGTTCGTCGATCAGGAAAACTTCCGCGCGGCGAGCGTCGATACCACCATCGTGTCGATCAACACGCAGGCCCGCGCCCGCGAAGGCAACGGCTACCTCAAGAACCCGATCTTTGTGGACGGTGACTTGCTAGTGAACGGCATCATCATCCGCGAAATCCCGGAACTGTCCACGCGCCTGCCGACGTTCTACACGACGGCGGGCGGCAGCGCCGGGCGTGTCTCGCCGGCGTTCCTGTGCGGCGCGGCGGCGGTCGGGTTCGGCTGGGGCCAGATGCCCAAGCCGACGTTCCGGCAAGAGAACGATTACCAGTTCGTGCGCGGCGTCGGCATCGAAATGGCCTACGGCGTCGGCAAGATCGCCAAGAAGAACCCAGCCGGAAACTTGAAGGAATGGGGCATCTTCACCGGCTTTTTCGCCGCGGCGGCCGATAGCTGATCGCACAACGGTTAGCGTGGGCGCGGGGTCACTCGCGCTCACGCTCTCGCCCAAGACAATCGAAAGATCAGGAGACTAACATGAAAGACCTCTTCCGGCGACATGCTCGCCTCATTGCTGCCGCGCTCATCATCGCGGTCAGTGTCCCGGCCGCGCTGGCGCTCAATGTGGATCAGACGCGCAACGTGCCGACGCGGTTTGCGGGCGTGCAGCAAACACACTACTACCGCGTGACGATCAACTTCAATGATCCCAACATCTCGACGGCGCAGAAGTTCGGGCGGCTGCCGTCGCGATCGTTCATCTCCAAGCTCGAATGCCATGTGACGACGGCGTTCAATGCCGCCACGACCAATGAAGTGACCATGGGAACCTCGACCACGGCGATCGAGCTTTTCGGCACCGGTCCGCTGAACGAAGCGTCGGCGACCTATCAGAACATGACCACGGCGAACGGGCTTGGCCTTGCGGCTACGTCCGCCGGCGAGGTCGATCTCTATGCCAAGTATGCGCAGACCGGCACGGCGGCGACCGCTGGCGCCGTGACGTGCGTCATCCACTACATCCCCAACAACGATATGTAGTGCGTCACGGCGGATCGTGCTAACGGGCATGGTCCGCCGTCCTCGCTACCCGTGCAAACATGAGGTAATGAACCATGGCCTTGCGTCCACAAGAAGCGCCGAAATCCTCCGCGAATCAGGCATCGTCATCGGAGCCGTCGCTCCTGGCATCCGAACAGGTGACCTACCTGCCCGGCCCCGGCGATCCGGTACAGGTCAAGTGGGGCAAACACGTCTTTAGCGCCAATGTTCCTCGGCCAGTGACCGATCCGAGGCTGATCGAGAAGGCCAAGTCCAACAAGTTCTTCAAGGTCGGCCAGTTTGATCCACAGCGCGACGGCGTCAAGACCGAAGCTGTGGTGCTGCCGAAAACCGCCGAACAATATCGGGCATGGTGCATCGCCTGGGCCAAGACGATGGAGCGCGTTACCGATTTCGACCGGCGTTGGCAGGAGGAAGAGGGCCTGCGCATCGCCTGCGAGGTCGGCACCGAGGATTTGGACCTGATCAACAGCGTGATCGGCCCGATGCGCGCCGAGCTGGTCAAGCGTGACCGCCCTACTTGACGGCGGCGCTGGCGAAGATCGTTACTGCCGCCGACAAACTCGATCACCTGTGCGCAGACGTGATCAGCGAGTTCGGCGGCACGATAAGTTCGGCAAAGGATCGCCCCATGCCTGAGATCGGCGGAAAAAGCCTGGCGGCGTCGTTGCGTGAGAGCTTGGCGGGCGCCAAAAAGCTTCTCGATGAAGCCAAGATCGACGCCGCCGGCGCAGTTACCGAAGTCGTCACCGAGGCCAAGAATATGAAAGAGGTTGCCAAGCGCATTCGCGCCGAGGCGGCCGAGATGCGCAGTGTCAACCGTGAGATTCTGGGAAACGAATCGGCCGATCTGCCGGGCACCGATGCGAACAAGCTATGATAACTGCCGAGGCGGCCGCTCCCCCTGGTTCGCGTGGCATAGCCGACAGGTCAAACACGCGCCCGATGAAGTGCGTTGGCTGCCTTGGTCCCCTGACGGGGAGCCATAGACAGCGCCAATCGGGCGAAGCTGCCACACTTGAATTGCGATAGGCTGAATCGATGACGACCCGCACCCGCGCCGATCTCGTGGTGAAGATTCTGGAAAAGCTAAACGTCGTGCCGGAGGGGCAGGCGCCGGAAGTCGAGGATACGGCGCGCGTCGATCGCAACCTGCCGTCGTTGTTCGATGAGCTTGCCGCGCGCGAGATCGTCTATGTGCCGGACATCGAAAACATCCCGCAGATGTGGTTTCTGGCCCTGGCGCAGATCGCCGCATACGAGCTACGCAACGAATTCGGCGTGACCGGCGAGTTCGAACTGACGCTGAAAGCCGGGAACGAGGACGGTATCAGCAAGATCAAGGTGATGACGCGGGGCAAGCCGACGTATGCGCAGCTGCGGAC